CAAGCTCGATGAGCTACAACAAAAGGACAAATGATGAAAAGAACTGAAATCAAGCACGACGGTCAGGAGATCTCGTGTTTTGGCAAGTGGGAAGAAGACTCAAACGCGGTATGTATTTTTGAGGACAAGGACGGCTACAGTTTTGATGAAATCTTCGCGGATGGCGCGGTCAATTGGACCGATGCCGTGAAGAAGGTATCGAACTGGGCGAAAGATAACGAATGCAAACTGGTAGAAATGCAGGTTTGCTAAATCAACAAAAGGAAGACTGAAATGGATCTATTGATACCACCGGTCAGCAAGACGCTGACCAAGACTATGATCGACAAAGGAAACCCGGACTGCTTTAAAGAGCTGGTCCGCTTGGCGCGGTTGCTCGGCGTTGATTTTGACGCCATGACGAATGGCAACAAGAAAGAACTGCCTTTGCATTTTCCGGACGGCACCGAAACGACAATCAAGTTCTATGTCGTGACAGGCAAGAACGGACGCAAGGACAAGCGGTACAACATCCCCGCTCCTGTCCTACGTGAGCAAGCTGCCGAGGGTGACACCGTCGCGTTCACCTTTAAGCGCGATGCGTCGGGGAATGTCATGTTGTGTGCCAATGTGACCCGCAACCCCGAGTACTCTCATCTAACCACTGACGAGATCAACGTCACTGCGTTACAGGAGGCNGTGTAATGNANGAACAACTAAAAGAAGCAAGGAACCGTTTGGCTGACCTGTTTATGCAGGTCGATGCGGACGTGTCCGAGGATTGCCGGACGAAAGATCTAATTGAGGCAATGCAGGACGCCAAGTCGTTCTTGGACGGCGAGGCTGCGGAAGAAGATACCGAGGCGTTTGACAGGTCATTTCCGGAGTTATCCAACGCAGCAGCGGGACTGATGGCGTTGAAAGCCATGCAGCAAGCGGATTTTGGAAACCAGATCGCTGATATGCTTTATGGCAAATTAACCAAGGGGGAAAAATGAACAAAGAAATTGACCACAAAGAAATTCTAGAGCTTGGCAACTCGTTATCGAACGCCGAGCTTGCAGAGTTGATCACGCAGCAAAGCCACAGGCTTTGGGTGTTTGTTCCCGATGGNGGTGATCGGGTGCAAGACGCCACGATGAACGGCGCGTGTATCCAGATCAACGTCGGAGTAGACGGAGTATGAAGGTGGGGAAATTTGATATCACAGTCGTTTACAAAGTTGGGGAAGAGATCAAACAACGCGCCATAAATCAGATACCCCTATCTGAGATTCAAACGCACGTGCCGCCTGGGGCTGAGATTGTGTCGGCGGTAGCCAAGCGACATTTAAATCCTCAATTAGGGGAATAGCGGTGCCGACTTTGTTAACCCTTCTGGAGGAATTTGCCGAAAAGTATGGGATTGATGCGCTGGGTATGTCGATCCCAAATTTGGAGAAGCACTTGAGTGCCGCGGACCGTGAACGGTTGGACGCGGTAGTGAAATCCTCATGGTTGGCGGCGCTCGAAGAGATCAAAGGTTCTCCTACGGAGGGGGAGCCTTAGCCGTGGAGCGGGGAATTTTTAACGTTAGCGTGCTGTACCAGACAAGCGACGGCGTTGAATCAGCGGAACTGAGGGGAATTTTTCTTTCAGACATTCAAAAACACGTGCCGCGAGGCGCAAAAATCGTATCGGTCGTGGCGAAGCGCCAACCGAAACGCAACTAAAAAAGGAGCTAGGGAATGATTTTAAAAGACGAGAGAGTGAAGCTTGAGAAGAAAATCAAGCGGTTGGAAAAGAAAATCGTGAAGTTGAAGGCTGACATTGAGACTTCCAGTGAAATGGAAGAGTTTCGCGTCAAACATTTGGTGCGTGGGAATCAGGAAAAAGAAGAACTTCGCAGCAAGATTTTTGAGCTTGAGCAGCAGGTTGACGCACAGGAAACCAAAGGCCCGGTCTTCCAGATCTGTGACCCGTCGTTGCACGGCATGCACAAACGCCGGGACTTGGGTGTAGACGTCTATGTCGAGCGGCATACCCCTGTATACGGTCACCGGGACCGCACGGACGACAAGAAGCTGTTGCTGACCCGCATTCCGATCAACATTGAATATGACGTATACGAGCGCATGTCGTTTGAGCGGCGGGCCGAGGTATTGGAACCGCTGGTGCGTGGGCTGCGGTCGGCGTACAACAAATCGGACGAAGCCATTGTCCACATCGAGGCATCGGTTAACGAGATGTACTGGACTGACGACGCATGACCGATTCTTATGTCTTGGTGTTTTACGTCGAGCCGAAGGGGACCAAGGTCATTGGTCCCTTTTCCACTCGGGCAGAAGCAAACAGGTATTATCACGAGGAGGTTTTTGCAAAACAAACGCAAACGGACGCTCCGAGTTGCACAATTTGTGTGTTGGAGGAAGTAAATGCTAGTTTTCTTACAAAAATACCGGTATGACATAACAGTGGTAGCTGTTTTTGTGTTGTTGGGTGTGGACTGGGATTACACCTTGGGGTTTATGTGATGGGGATTGACGCTCTTTTAATCTGTGAGACTTGCGGGGTAAGAAAAGTATCGTCTAATTGGCATGGGAGAAGAAAGAGTTGTAATTTTTGCGTAGAAACTTGGCATCGAACGCCTTGGCGCGAAGACCGTAGCCAAGAATTACCCAACAAAAACACCACCGGAAATTCAGAAGTCTGCGACGGAATGACGTGGCATGTAGTGGACCCGAAAATTTTAAAGAAAGCGGAACAATGGGAAGATCAACACCAGCTTTATTTTGAAAGCAACGTTTCTCACAGGGTTGTGGAAGACACTCATAGGGTACTTACCATTTTAAATCAAGAATATTTTCGGCTTTCAAAACAACCTCTTCAACAAAATGTAACGCAACACCAAGAAAAACTTAAAAAAGTAAAGTTTGCAAAGAAAGAAGGACGGTATTTAAGCGTAAAACAAAAAGTTTTTTTGAAAATAAGCAGAAACGACTTAAAAAAACCAGATCACTTATTTGCGGATTACTGAAAAAAAGTAAAGCCCGTTTTGACTACCCGTGGGCCAAGCGAGTCCGAAAGGACAGTCTTAAATATCCTTAGTCTCTTTTAGTGTAAAAAATTTACTGCATAAAAGATACTGCGCCCGAAGGCGCAGTAAAGGGGACCCACGGGGAATGTGGGTTGGTTTGAGGTGAACCAGCTAGGGGTTGGTTCGATAAGAACCGTAGCAAAAGAAAAAGAAGTGTGCAACTAAATAAAGTTACCCGCCTTTTCGGCCACTCGGACGGGAACGAGCCAACAAGGCTCGGAAACAAAAATGACTTTGTTTTGTTGCCTTGACCTACAAAACGTAACCGGATACCGACCTGTTACGTCTTGGATTTAAAAGTCGGGGGTAACCTGGGCTAACAGGCCCCCCGTAATAGCGGCGCTGTTGGAGGATCGTTCTAACAGCGCCACCAGTAATGAACCTAGTGTTGATCCAATTGCCGTGCTTCGGCAACGCGATCTTCTTGCCATTCTTTAAAAATTTTACGCAATTGTCCAGAGATACTTCGTTCTTCCATGCTTGCAATTGCCTTAATTTCCCGGTAAACCGGGACTGGCACAAGGACTGATTTCCATTTTTCTGTATCCATGACGTGCAGTATAGGACCCTATGCGAATTATCGCAAGTTATTTTATTTCTTTCGTTTCGCCCCAACTGGGGCCCATGTCGATGTCACATTTGTTCGGAACCCGCAGTTCGATGGCGTTCTCCATCACTTCTCTGATCCGCCGGGCGTGGTCTTCGTCGCGCACACTGCATCCCAGTTCATCGTGAACCTGTAGCAACGGTCGTTCTCCAGCCTCGTAGAGGTCCACCATAGCTTGTTTGGTCATATCCGCTGCACTGGCTTGAATCAATCGATTAAGGGCCTTATACGTGAATGCACGGCGCAAAGGAGTCGTGTCCCCGTAAGCGATCTTTGCTTCCTTTTTCGGCAACGCTTTCTTCAAATCGTAGCCAAGGGGCTCGAACATATCAAAACGACATTTACGTCCTTTGAGCGAGCGAATGGAGCCGTCTTCTTTTTTGTCCACGGACCGTGACACGCCTTGCATCAATTGTCGCACAAAAGGCACGCGAGCATGGTATTGCTCGGTTAGCCCTTTCGCTTCGTCGATTTCCAGATCCAGTTGCTCCGCAAGTTTGCGAACTCCCATTCCATACATCATTCCCAGGTTAATAGTTTTTGCCTGTTTGCGTGGGATCTGTGCCATTTCAGCCACCATTGTGTGGAAATCGGTAGCTGGATCGTTGGTGTACGCGTCTACAAATTCTTGTGCGCCGCCCAATTGTGAACCCTTCCATTCGCCAAAGACACTGGCGTAATGGACCAAGATGCGTGGCTCCTGCTGCGAGAAATCAATGGCCGCCCACTGCTCGTCCTCTTCAGGGAGAAACAAGCTGCGGATCAAGGGGCCGAGTTCCGGGTCACGTGCCGGGATCTGTTGCAAATTGGGATTGCTCATCGAGATCCGGCCGGAGACGGTGCCGCCTTGGTCGGAGCGCAGTTGGTTGATGTGGCCGTGAATCCTTCCTTTTTTGGACACGTGCTTCATAATCGACGTGACAAACGTCCCTTGAATTTTGTTCAGGCTACGCGCTTGCACCACAAGTTTGGCAAACTCGTGCGGGTGATCGGACAAGAAAGACTTGGTAAAAGACGGCTGACCCGTAGTCGTCCGGGCATACTTGATCTTGAGCTTATCAAACGCCTTTGAAAGTGACGACGCTGCCCAGATTTCCACATCGACCCCAATCATTGCTTTAATTTGCTTGAGTATTACCTTTTCTTTTTTAATCAAATCCTGCTTGGTTCTCTCACATTTTTCCATGTCCACGCGGATGCCACGAAATGTCATGTCAATCAGGCACGGAGTCAAACGAGTTTCTAAATCAAAGACAGTCTCCAAGCTTTCCTTGTTGAGTTCTAAACGAAAAAACTTATATAAATCAAAAGCTAACCTTGCGTCTTGCTCGGCATAAGGCCCCACAAACTGGCTCGGCAGTTTCCACAGCTCGGCTTTTGGATCGACACCAAAATCTACTGCCGCCTGGGTCAAGAGCTTTTCCGACTTTGCGAGGCCCAAATAATCGTAAGAGAGGGCGTTGAGCGAATAGGAGAATCGGTTCTCGTCTAACAGCGCCGCCATGACCATCGTGTCGATAATNGGNCCGTTGACCGGCACTCCCAATGCCTTCATCCAGCCCAAATCGTAGGGCGCGTTGTGCATGATCTTTGGACAGTTGGTGGACATTTGTTTTTCGAGCCAGCGCAGCACGATTGTTTTGTCCAGATTACCGCCCCCGGCGTGAGCGATTGGGTAGTAAGCTTCAAATCCTTCTGTCGCCACGGCGATACCGACCACGTCCCCGTCACCTCTGGGCCAGCCCGGACCACTTTCTTTCAGATGCGGGTCTCGTGTTTCGAGGTCAATGGCAATTTCTTTCGCGTCCGTAAGATCTTTTAATTCAAACGGGGCCGTCCATTCTGATTCCGGCGTGAACAAGGGGAATTGCAACCTAGTTTCTTTTTCCATCTTCGTACTCCATGAGGATTTCAACGTAATGCTTAACTTTTTTCAAGTCTTCGATGCCCCCTTTCTCCCGCCATCGCGTGATGTATTTCACGATGTTGCCCTCAATGAAAGGCAACTCATTTGCCAGAATGTATTCAATCGGTTGAATCTTCTGGTTCTTGTAATGTGCCCCGGCTACCTGTTCTTCTAACGATTTCACAATGGGTAACTCCGGTAAAAGTTTTCTGGTTCAACCAAGTATAAATTCTGCTTTGTTCTGGTCACCGCCACGTAAAACACACGATGCAAAGAATCCGGGTCCTTTTCCATCGACTGTTCGGCTGCTGCGGTCAAATCGGTATAAAGCACCACGTTCTCTGCCTCGCCGCCCTTCGCCCCGTGGATCGTGCTCAGTTTAATGCGGGGCAGGGCCGTGAGGTCTTCGCCCCGGCGCAACAGTGCGTTGATGTAAGCTACATCAACGTCTGGAACCTTATCCAAGGCTTGTTGCCATGACATGTCGAGAGTCGCCAACAAACCGTTGTTGTCCCTCAGATCTTCAAACGTAAACGTATCGTCTTCTTCCCCAAGAATTTTTTTAAAGCCTCTTTCAACCCGGCCTCCGTTGCCAGACATGTACGAATACAACGTCTTGGCAAAATCGTAAGTGACCGGATGCCCGCGCTGCAAGGCTTTCCAGCCCTCTAACGCTTCTCTGATTTTTAACCGCAAACTGTGGCCGGACTGCGATTCGTAAAAATAACCTTGGGATTTGCAATGACTCTTGATTGAGTTTAAAAAATACTGCGCCTGGGATAGAAATAACCAAGTGCCGTGGTTCAAGTCGAGTTCTTCAAACCCGGTGATGCGTTCTAGCTTTCCTTCTTCTTGCCGAGGCAAATACTTCTTCGGAAACCGCCGTTTGATGCGATTACAGATGCGTTCTGCCACCTCGTGTACCTTTCGGGGTACTCGGTAACTTTGCTCCAGTACCTCACTACCGCCCGGCAGGTTGATGAAGTGCTCCACGTCGGCCCCAGACCATTTGTAAATTGCTTGGTCATCGTCCCCCGCGCAGTACATGCGCTCCGATTTTTCCTCGATAGCGTGGGCTATGTCCCATTGCAGTGGGCTTAAATCCTGCGCCTCGTCCAACATTGCCAGTTCAAAACGAGGACAGGTTTGATGTGCCGACTGGGCAAACAATTCCAGCATGTCGGTGTAATCATACAGGCCATGCGCTTTTTTGTACTGAACCAAGCACCGTGCAACGTAGTCCACCTCGACCCACTCATAATCAAGGTCGCTAAAGTTGTATTCTGTTCTGAGCAAGGTCTTTTTCAACCGGGACAGCGTAATCAACCGCAACAGGTCGGACTCTTTTTTCAAACTGTTGGACAAATCGGATTCGACTTCATATAAAGAGGTTTCGCCACTCACCAAAGAAATTCCAATCTTTTTTTCAACCTCTCTGTAATGTTGGGCAGTCATTAGCTGGTCCGATTTCAACCCGGTCAAATAAAACGCCAGTGAGTGGATAGTTCTGAAATAAGGTAAGTCCTGTCGCGGATCGAGTCCAAACCGCTCACAGGCCCTCTCCTTCGCCTCTGAAGCGGCTTTTCGAGTGAAGGCAAAGAACGCGATCTTGTTGGGGGGTGTGCCGTCCGATAGCGAGCGGTCTACTAGATTCAATAGTGTGGTCGTTTTGCCGGTTCCGGGGGGGCCAAAGATGCGTTGCATTTAGCGTTCTATTATAACAAAAATAGGGGTGTCCTTTCCGACGTAAGCGTTGATCACATTGAAATCCATCCACTCAAGNGCTTCTTCTTCCGTCCATTCATTATTTTCCATGAAAATGTCTACGCATTTGTAATAGTCGTACACCAAAATTTCGGGAAGATCAGGNCGNGTGGCCGTCCCCAAAATAGCCTCATCTAAGCCATCTGCTTTTTTCAAAACGGTATGTCCTCCTCGCTAGTAAATTGTGGCTCGGCAACAACCACCCTATTAATTTTAAAGGCGGGTATCTTCCAAAGCCTGACGTTCTTGGTGGCAATCTTAATCTGTGCAGCCTCACCGTTCATCTCTCGCAATCGCTGTGCAATCTGGTGCGTCTTGTAATGCTTGAAATTTGCCTTGACCAGATGAGCTTCCAGATCCTTCAGCCTAAAGTACGTTTCTTCTACATCCTCGTCGGTCCAAGGTCGCTTGAGCAGTATCTGTTCTTTTTCTTCGGCCGCCTGATGGCCCGTACAAAATTCTTCCAGATGATCCATAAATATGCCGTTAACCGAAACGTCCCTCGAAACCTCTATAATCGACCCTTCGGTTTCAGACATCTCGACCAACAAAGTGTTGATACGGGTTTCCCAAACGGCCTTTTGCATGGTCCGTGGCAAAAAGTTCAACTGATCGACACACGCTTTCTGAAAAGCAGCTTGGTTCAATAGATCGTCGGTCTGCATCTCAAGGGGTTTTCCCTCGACGTCCAGAAACCACACTGGCGGTATCGAATTGTATTTCCTCAAGTTAGCGATTTTCGCCGCAGCGGAGGACGCATCAATGCCAAACTTCCGGGTTCGACAAAGCTCGCTATTGCAATAACTGTTGATGGGCGCGTCCTTACATTTGTACGTGTAATCTTTTCGCTCCAACTGTTTCGCCACCGCGTTGACCTCGCCTAGCGGCAACGGTGGGTTGATAAACTGCATGTTGTGGGTAAGGATCTCAGACTCCCAGGTCTCGGGGTAAGCTTTACGAAGGTAGACCCCAACGTTAAAAAGTCCATTATTTCTCGCGCCCTCGCCTATGCCTTCCCGGCACAGGATCTGTAAACAGGGTGGGCCGTCCACAATAGGGCTTGCTGAGTCCTCTTCCAAATTTAAAGCTAACATTTGCTCGTGGGTCTGGACGTTCTCGTCAACAAGCTCAAAGAATTCTTCAATGTTTGCGGCGGTTCCATCTGCCTTAAACGCGTAGCGAAGACCATTCTCATGGTCGTAATAAGGCATGTTCAGGAAGTTTCCCACGTCACCACGCTCTAGGTTCAACACAACCTGTTTCGGAAAGATCTCGCAGCCCGCGTGTCCCAAGGACACCGATAACCGAGTCAACACGTCCTGCATGTCCTTCGCCGGAATAAAGTCGGACGTAAATAGAAAGACGTGAGCCCCACCGGATTTACTTCGGCAAACCACTAATGGCAGCTTCGCCGCCTGAACCCGTTTAATGAAAGCCTGATGGTCAAAATTGTAGACATCGATGTCAATACAACCCCACCGGGACTCGTTGCTTTCGTTGATTGGAATAATGCCAACAGACTGGCCTTTGCCACTTAGATGGCCCTCCCACGTCAACTCAGTGCGTGGTTCGCGAATAATCATGGCTTTGCCGGTAGCTTTGCCTTTTTCGTTGCGCTTTTCGATCTTAAAAGTGCCGTATGCCGCACGTAAACCATCGAAAATTGTACTAAATTTTTGTATCATAATATTTCTCGGAGCCGGTGGATGGCCCGGCGGCTGAAGACGGATGCCGGGCCTTTCGACGCCACCGCGCCGATTCGGTTAGAACGGGGTATCTTCCTCGCTCTGGGTTGAACCTTCTTGAGTATGCTTGACCGTTACTTCTCCACCTTTTATGGATTCGTAGAAAGTCTTCGCTGCTCGGTAAAGGTTCGCGTCTCCAACCTGACCGTCCAGTTCAATGTTCCACCCATGCCAAGAACCCTTGTCGTTCTTCTCCTGCGAAGTAGACAACTTGTAAACATGTGAGAAACGTGGGGGCTGAAACGCCTCCCCCTTGCCGTTTAGCATGGTCCGAGAAGCAATCATGCTGTTCCATTTCCGAGATTTTTTAAGTTGCGTGCTCTTCATCGGAATCAAAGCTGTGTTATAGGAACCATCGTCCTCTATGATCACCACATAATGTTGGTGAGTTTCTTCGATGTACTCGCCTTCCCCGCCAACAACGTACTCCTTGTTGTCGTTTTCGTCCCGTTTGGTCTCAGGTCGTTCGTCGCCCGGCCCGTACATGTTCAACGGTGCCGATTGACCAGAGCCCCGTGGAGTCCACATCAAAAATCTGCGCTCGTAATGGCACGGTATCACTTTTAAACCGTCCTTGCCCCTGTATACGGTCCCGGTGACCGTGTTAAACAAGTCCCCCGGCTTCGCATCGATCTCCCCCTCTTGAATCACGGGGTCCATCGCCGACAATACTTTCAAAAAGGGCAATGCCAAATCCTCTTGGTCCATCGCCATACCAATACCCGCATCTTCCTCGAACAAAGATGTGTTCATTTCTGCCACGCCTTTTGGCGCTGTTTCAGATACTTCTTTAACCATTATCAAGTCCTCTTAATTTCCGCTCGTTGACCGACCCAAACGCCAAACAAAGTCATGTCTAGCTCCTTACCCTCTTCGATACGGGTCTTTGCCCATGACCTCAAAGTCTGGGGGTGTACTTCGGATCTTTGCTCTGGAGACATTTGTCTTTGAACTAAGTCATCCACCAAAGCTTGCGCTTCGTTGTCCTGCTCCCGATTAAAACGTACTGTCACCGTATTTTTGATAATGTCGGCCTCGTTTCGCACCCGTAACCACTCAAAGGCGTCATCACGGTTATCCTCGCTGATGCGAGCGCCGTAAGTCGCTTTCAAGGTTACTTGGCTGCCGTCGCCCAAGGAAAAGCTGCTGACGTTCAACTCCTGCATCGCAGACGGTAATTCTTCGTCCGTGAGCTTGAGCAGTTTCGCTTTCACTTTCTTTAGGTTTTCGGTGAGGTTTTCAACTTCCTGCTGTTTTGCTAAGATCTGTTCCGCAATCTTCGCAATACTGGAAATCCCATCATTTTCGGGCAGATCAAGACTACTTTCACTGTCGCCTTCGATCTCTGCGATCAGATTATCAAGGGGGTCACCCATCGTGCTTCCTCTTTCGTTTTTAGTAAATTAAGTGCCTTTCGACACTTCCCAAGCAAAGACTACTCCCATATACTCTCATGTGTCAACCACAAAGAGAAGAAATGTATAACTTTAAAACGGTGCCCTATCAACACCAATTGACGGCGTATGACGAATCTTGGAAAAAACCAGCTTACGCGTTGTTTATGGAGATGGGGACTGGAAAAACCAAAGTTGCCATCGACACAATGGGGTCGTTGTTTGTCGAAGGGAAGATTGAAGTTGCTCTAATCATTGCTCCGAAAGGCGTGTACTCTAATTGGGTAAACAAAGAGATTCCACAACATCTTTCGGACGAAGTAGAAACCGATATATTGTTGTGGCAACCGAATCAAACACAAAAGTTTAAGAAAAGACTGACAGAAGTAGCCCGCGGCACCGGTAAAAAGGTTCTTCGTATTTTAGTGATGAACACAGAAGCTCTTTCAACGAAGAAAGGCACGTTAGTTTCCAAGCGGTTTTTAGAAATTAATAAAGACAATTTTGTGGTAGTGGACGAAAGCACCTCGATTAAAAACCGCAGTGCTCAACGCACTAAAAACATAATCAAATTGGGTAAAGTTGCAAAATACAAACGAATACTGACAGGTTCTCCGATTACCAAGAATCCAATGGATTTGTACTCGCAATGTGAGTTTTTAGGCCCGGACATCTTAGGGTTTGAGTCTTATTACGGCTTTCAAGGCCGTTATGCCGTGGTGCAACAACGCCAGTTTGGCGCAAGAAGCTTTCAACAGATTACCGGTTACCGGAACCTGGAGGAGTTAAACAAAAAACTAGAGACGTTTTCTAATCGAGTGTTGAAAGAAGACTGTTTAGATCTGCCTAAAAAAGTTTATATGACCCGTAACGTAGAGTTAACGAATGAACAGGACAAAGCTTACAAACAAATGAAAGAATATGCGCTTGCGTTGCTTGAAAAGGGCGAGTTATCCACAACCCAGAGCGTTTTGACCCAGATTATGCGTCTTCAGGAGATTTGTTGCGGGCATTTACGGACGGACGACGGCGACATACAAGCGTTAGACAGCAACCGAATGAATGAAATGCTCAATGTAATTGATGAAATGATTGGAAAAGTCATTATTTGGGCGTCTTATGTATGGGATATTCGTCGCATTGCGGACGCTTTGGCTACTCGGTACGGCCACGACTCGTCGGCCGTGTTCTACGGGCAAACTTCTCAGGGCGACCGGGACGAAATTGTTCGTTTGTTTCAAGAACCGGAGTCTGAGTTACGTTTTCTGGTAGCAAACCCCAAGACAGGGGGCTATGGGCTAACTTTGACGGAAGCAACGAACGTCATTTATTACAATAACTCTTACGATCTTGAGATACGACTGCAGTCCGAGGACCGTGCCCATCGAATTGGACAGGAACATCACGTCTTATATGTAGATTTGGTCAGTCCAAACACCGTCGATGAAAAGATTATCAAGGCGTTAAAGAACAAAGTCAGTCTGGCTCAACAAGTGCTGGGCGAAGAAACCCGAGATTGGTTGTCCTAAGTCGGAAGGGTCCCGATACCCGTCTGCATAGCCTGTTGCTCAATGAGCCCTGAAATAGGGTCGTTAGGGTACATAGCCGCGTAGCGTTGTCTAAGCTGCGGGTTTGGTGGAGCAGCTTGCGCTTGCGGAGGGGCAGCTTGCGCTTGCGGCGGAGGAGCCGCGGCCGGTTGAGGCGGATCAATAGGTGCGCTGTTGCTTTGGTTTTTTCTTTCAAAACCAAAACCGGGGTAATTACTTTGTTTTATAGCATCG